GCAGCATACGCGAGAGCATTAAAGACAAAATAGAAGCTATCAACCGCATGGCCCACATGGGCGCAGTTCGCGGCACTGAAGTTATCACGCAGTCAGGCGTAGCAATGCAGACTGAATTTCAGATGTTGAATGCCAAGCTGTCAGAAAAAGCAGACCTTCTTGAGTTAGCAGAAGAGCAGATGTGGACTTACTTTTGCAATTGGCTAGATATACCGCCAGACGTAGAGGTGTTCTACCCTGACTCATTCGACCTTCGTGATTACGACAAAGAGTTGCTGTTCTTACAGCAGATGAAGGCCAGCGGTGTTCGTTCAGCTACGTTAGCGCAAGAAATAGACAAGCAGATTGCCGATTTAGTGCTAGACGATGAGAACCTAGCAAAGTCGCACGTTGAGATAGAGCAAGGCACCTCCACGCTTGGGCAGTTTGGTGTAGGGGCTGAAACAGCCGTCTTTGCTCTACAAGGGGCTGAAATAGAGTAATGGCTGCGGTAGATGACTACTCAGAGTTCTTAGAAGAGTTGGCAGACCAGCATCAGCGTAGGTTGTCTGATGCACTGCAAACATTAGAAGGGCGCATAACCGGCTACATACAATCAGCCCCAGAAACAGATGGGCAGTTGTTTGATTTAGAGTGGGCGGTGAGTGCCAGAACTGAGTTACGCACAGCAATTGAGCAAGACTTCTTAGTTGAAGTGCAGGACATTCTAGGCGATTACACGGACGTAGCAGCACGCCAGTTGACCATGCTAAATAACTACGGAACCTTCACGGGAGTGGCGCAAGAGGCTATAGCAAGCCTTCAGCGGCTATCCTTCCAAGGCTTTGAGGCTTTAGCTGCCCAGCAACTAGATACGCTTGCCACTGGGGTTTACCAATACTCACTGACCGGCGGCACAAAAGCAGAACTAATAGACAACCTGCGGGGAAGCATCAATGGAATCTATCAAGCAAGCGATCAAGAAGAAGTTAAGCGACTGGTTGAAATCGCTCAAGGGTCTACAGGAGCCGCACAAAAGGCGGCAGTTGATAAACTGCATTCAGTCTACGCTGCTGATCGGCTTGGCAATAATCTACGGCGTTATGCGACAACTTATGCAACGGATTCGCTCAATCAATATTCCGCGTCAATAACTGCTGCCACTGCCAGAGAACAGGGCATAGACAGCTTTGAATACTACGGTGACGTTATTCGTGATAGCCGTGAGTTCTGCAAAAAGCACGTTGGCAAGATCTACACTGCGGATGAGATTACAGAGATATGGGCAGGGTCATGGGCTGGCAAGTCTGCTGGCGACCCTTTCATAGTGAGGGGCGGGTATAACTGCCGTCACCAATGGCTACCAAGAGTAGAGGAATAATATGAGCAAAGAATTAGACCGCGCTAGAAACCTATGCGCTAGACGACCAATACCGCCAGCAATTCGTGAGCTACTAGAGCCACTGGCTGCTGCGGCACCTGAAGAAGAAAAGGCAGACTTTGATGACCTATACGGCATTGTAAGTGTGCTGCTTCCACTTCCTAAAAAAACCAGAGGTAAGAAAAATGCCAAAGATGAACCCAAGCAAGTACGGCAAGAGCCTGAAGCAGATCAGCAAGAAGAAGAATAAGCGTAAGAAAAAATAACGGTTGACTTCTCTGTGAAGCTGCTATAATCCCCCTAACTCGAAAGAGGTGCGTAACATGAGCGATGAAATCATGGAAGAAAGTGTGGAAACTGAGACCACCGAAATAACTCAGGAAGCAAAGACCTTTTCGCAAGACGAACTTGACCGCATTGTAGCTGATCGCGTACAGCGTGAACGCCGCAAACTGGACAAGAAGCTAGAAGGAATTGACTTAGAAGAAGCTCGTCAACTCATGCTTGAGCGTGAACAGGCGACCATAGAACGCCAAAAAGAAAAAGGCGAGTTCGAGTCAATACTAAAGCAGACTGTTGAAAAGAAAGATCTGGAGATTGCGACCTACAAGCAGCGACTAGAAACAACCCAAATTGATGGGGCGTTACTGGCAGCGGCAAGCAGGTACAACGCAGTAGAACCAGAACAGGTGTCGCAACTGTTACGCGGTAACTTGAAACTCACTGACGATGGCTCAGTTGAAGTTTTGGATAGCAGCGGAATAGTGAGATACAATGACAAGGCCGACCCCCTCTCTATATCAGAGTATGTGGGCGACTTTTTAACGGCAAACCCGCATTTTGTCCGCGCCTCATCTGGAGGGGCAGGCACTCAGGGTAACGCTGGTGGCTCCACGCAGAAGCCTCAATCTGTGGCAGATATGGTAAGCAATTGGAATGACGGCGGCAAAGAAGCCTACGCTCAGCACATGAAGCGAACCAAATAAACCACATTTTTGATTAAGGTATAAAACAATGGCTGCATCTACCAGTACGACCCTAGACGATCTATTCGCAAATATCATCGCGCAAGCACGCTTCACCGCCGAAGAAAATTCTTTGATGGCTGGCTTGGTTACGCAATACAACATCGGTTCTGAAGCCGGTAAGACCATTCAGGTTCCTAAGTACCCAGCAATCACTGCTGCTGCTTTGACTGAAGGCACCGACATGACTTCAACAACTGTCTCAACCTCCAGCGTTTCAATTACCATTGGTGAAGTTGGCGCACAGGTTGTATTAACAGACGTTGCTGCTATGGGCGCAGGCAACCCCGCTGTTGAACTTGGCACAGTGTTAGGTAACGCTATCGCTACTAAGATGGACACTGATCTAATCAGCTTGTTCACTGGCTTTAGTTCTGGCCTAGGTGGAGCGGGTACGGAAATTACCGTTGCTGACATCTTCAAGGCTGCTGCCACATTGAGAGCTGCTAAGGCGCAAGGCGATATTTTCGCTGTTGTTCACCCTTTCCAAGCGTACCAACTGAAAGCAAACCTCACCAATACATTTGCTAACCCAAATGGCGGTGACATTCAGAATGTAGCTATGGCTCAGTCATACGTTGGCACAATCGCTGGTATCGACATCTACGAATCAACAAATATGACTGTTGATGGATCTGATGACGCAATCGGTGGTGTATTCAGCCGCGAAGCACTCGCACTTGTAATGAAGCGCGACTTCGAGATTGAAACTCAGCGTGACGCATCATTAAGAGCATTTGAGCTTAACGCCACTGCCGTCTACGGTACTGGTGAGCTTGATGACTCATATGGTGTATCTATGACGTTTGACGCTGCCCTTTAAGGCGGTTTGGTCGGCCCCGCTTCCCACGGGCGGGGCTGGCCCTTTTTCGAGGGTATTATGGCTATCACTTATCGCGGTGAAAGATTCGAGGGCTACAACAAGCCTAAGCGTACAACTAAGCACGCAACCAAAAGCCACGCAGTATTGGCTAAGGAAGGTGACAAGGTTCGCTTGATTCGTTTCGGTCAACAAGGTGCTGATAACAAACCCCCTAGAAAGAATGAGAGTGAGGCAGACAAAGCCAAGCGCAGGTCGTTCAAAGCGAGATTCGCCAAGGACATCGCAAAAGGCAAAATGTCTGCGGCATTTTGGTCTAATAAGGTGAAATGGTAAATGGCATTTTCTAATGACGCAGACTTGGTTGCACTTGTTCCCGACATTCTTACATTCGGCATAACTTCGTTTTCAACTGAGCACGCAAAGGCTGAAGCAGACCTGACTAGGACTATCCGCAATCAGTGGTGGTACAAGAAAGGTATAAGCGGTGAGATGGACGCAAGCCTACTCACAGACGCACAGTGGAAGTATTGCAACTCATATCTGGTGTTGTGGAAGTACGCTCTCCCTCAGTTAACTAACTGGGTACAAGATGACCGATTTCTCAACATGATTAGCTTTTATAAGCAGCGTTATGAAGAAGAGTTAGTAGCTGTTTTCCAAGACGGCGTTGAGTATGACGACGACCAGAGCGGCACTGTAGAAGGTGATGAGAAAGAAGCTGTATCGTTTGGGCGTTTAACTAGATGAGTCTGGGTTTACGCATAAACACTAAGCCTAAAGATCTGACCAAGATCACCAAGCAGGCGCAGCGTGACATATCTCGCGGTATTACAAGAGCGATTGGCAGAACTGGTACGCTAGGCAAGCAAATCATTCTTGACCGCACAAAGGTTGGTAAAGGAATCAACTCAGACTTTAATGAGTACACGCCAGAATATATGGCAATCTTAAGTGAAGAGGGCAAGCCTGATTCACCAGTTGATTTGTTCAATACTGGGCAGATGTTGCGTTCTATGCAAACCAAGCAACTCAACTCCCGCACTGCTCAGATATATTTTGACAACCCAGAAGCTGCAAAAAAGGCAGCGTTTAACAATGAGACTCGGCCATTCTTTGGCTTCAGCGCAAAAGAAGAAAAACGGCTAGCCGTTCATTTCCGCAAGGAGATGGATAGATGAGTGTGAGGGAAAACATTGCTGCAAACCTAGTTACATCATTGCAGGCGATAACCTCGCCAGTGACTATAAAGTATGTAACTCGTGAGCCGTTTGAATTCGACAAACTAAGCAACGCGCAATACCCAGCAATCTTGGTGAGAACAACAAACGAAAACAGAGAAGACGCAACCGTTGGCGGTAGCATTTCTCAAAGATTTGGTGTCATTGACTATCAGCTAGTCTGTTACGTTAAAGGCACTGGGCTGGATACAGCCAGAAACAATATCGTCGAAGCTATTGAAGAAAAGCTAGACGTTGATAGATCGCGTGGTGGCTACGCACTGGATACCCAGTTGATAACCGTAGAAACCGACGATGGAAGTATTGCCCCAGTTGGTGGGGTGATTCTAACGGTACGATGTGAGTACCAATTTACTAGAGGCACAACCTAAGGGGTGACAGCATGGCAACGACTAAAGGCTCAAGCGGCGTAGTCAAATTAGCAGTTAGTGGCGGCTCTGTCGCTGCAATGGGTGAGATTCGCAGTTTTACACTTGGCGAATCCGCAGACACGATAGAAGATACTGTGATGGGCGATACTTCGCGCACTTACAAGGGATCACTAAAGACAGCAACCTTGTCGCTTGATGCGTACTGGGATGACGCAGATGCGGTTCAGTTAATACTTGACCCAGCAGCGGACTTGATCTTTGAGTTATATCCTACAGGCACCGGTACTGGCGAGAAGTATTACAGTGGTGGCGGTTTGTTGGTAACCAAAGAAATCACAGCATCTTTTGATGGCATGGTTGAAGGTAGTTTTGAATTACAAGTATCTGGCGCAGTAACTGAAGCAACAGCGTAAGGAACCCCATTATGGGATTAGCAAAAGAATTAAGAAATCGAAGAAAAGTAACTGCACGTAAGATTGAAGTTGAAGCATGGGCTGATCCAGATGGACAGCCCTTTGCTATGTATTGCAGCCCAATCACTTGCTATGACATAAACGAGCTTCAAAAAAAGCATCCAAAGTTTATGGAAAACACCACAGTAACCGCAATGATTGACTTGATAGTCATGAAAGCTACAGATGAGGGTGGTGAGCGGTTATTTACAGCAGCAGAAGACAAATACGACCTCATGGGTGAAGAGACTAGCGTTATTTCTGAAATCTCTGGGCAAATGTTTGCTGAGATTGAGTCTGTCGAGGAACAGGAAAAAAACTAACGTCCGATCAGTTGAGGTTTAACTTAGTTTCCTTGGCTGATCGGCTGCACATGAGCATCGGGGAGGCCGAACAAATGCCGCTTTCAGAAATGAATGAGTGGCTGGCTTTCTACAAAATAATGAGCGAGAAAGCAGATGGCTAAACAAGACGTATTGATAACCATAAAAGCCTTAGACAAAACCAAAAAGGCTTTCGGTGGAATAACAAAGGGTCTAAAAGCTGTCGCAGGGGCCGCTCTAAACCTCAAGACGGCCTTTGTTGGTGTAGCTGGTGCCGCTGGTATCGGCTTGCTAATTAACAGGTCTTTAGAAGCTACAGATGCCCTATCAAAGACTGCTACAAGAATAGGCACAACTACTGAATCACTAAGCCGTTTGCAATATGCGGCAAAGATTAGTGGCGTGGAAACGCAGACGCTTAATATGGCTATGCAGCGTTTTGGTCGTAGAGCGTCAGAAGCAGCGGTTGGCACTGGCGAAGCTAGAGGTGCGCTGCAAGAGTTAAGGCTAAATGCTACCGACTTAATCAAACTCCCTCTTGATGAGCAGATGATTAAACTGGCTCAAGCATTCGAAGACAATATTAAGCCAATAGACCGCACTAGAATAGCTATGAAGTTATTCGACTCTGAGGGTGTGGCGTTGCTGCAAATGACTCAGTTAGGCGCGGCAGGAATACGTGAGTTGTTCAATGAGGCGGAAACGCTTGGTGCCGTGATGTCTCAAGACGCTGCCAAGGGCGTTGAAGATGCCAATGATGCGATGGCTAGACTTTTTACTATATTCAAAGGTGTCACTGATCAAATTACAGCAGCCCTTGCGCCAGCATTAGAAGAAGTTGTTACCTACCTAAAAGAATTGCTAACTGAGGCCGCTGCCGCAGAGGGTGGATTTAAGCAACTAGCACAGAAAATGGCTGGAAATATGTTGCGGGCTTTCGGCTCAATAGTTGAAGGCTCGCAAGACATGGTTAATACGGTCATTCGGGGTATTAACAAAGTCAATGCTGCTGCTGCGGCGATAAGCCTAAAAATAGGCGTGGGTGAGCGTGCGGAATTGGCAGGCCTCGCCCAAGAATATAAAAAATTGAAAGAACGCGTGAGTGCATATGGTCAAGAACGCGCAGAAATGGAAGGAAGAGCGAGAGAAAAAAATGGCGTTGCTGTTGTACCTCAAGCTATGGAAGATGCGTTTCAAAAAGTCGTAGAACGTATGAGGGCTATCAGGGGGGAGTTTAAGGCTCTGAATGCAGAAAGCCTTTTGGGTAGTGACATTGCAGAAGTCGATTTTGCTAGTGATTTATTAGCAAGAATAGATGAATTGAGAGCCAAGCTACAAATACCAATTGTGGTTGCTGAGCCAGATGTGAAATCTGTTGCAGATGCTACAACCACGCTAGAAAGTATTTTAGGCGCATTAAATCAGGCATTTAATAAGATACCGATAGACAGTTTTCAGAAGAAAATGGACAGCTTCGCAGAAACCACAGTAAAAAATATGACTGATGGTTTGATGAGTGTTGTCGAAGGTACTGCAAGCCTAAAAGACGCTTTTAAGTCTATGGTCAAAAACCTAATCGCTCAGGCTATACAGTTGTTCATAATAGACAAAATAACTGGCGGCTTCATATCGTTTATCAAAAACATGACTGGCGGTGGCGGTGGTGGTGGTGGCGGTGGTTTGACTGGTAAAGCTATCGGCGGCTCAGTACAAGCAGGTCAGCCGTATATGGTAGGTGAGCGTGGCCCCGAAATGTTTATTCCAAGTCAAGGCGGCTCTATTACACCAAATAAAAAGTTGGGCGGTGGCGGAATAACTGTCGTCAATAACGTAGACGCTAGAGGTTCAGGCGCAGATGTTGACCAGAAAATCAAATCAGCAATGGCGCAAACTTCCCAGCAGACTATAATAACGATTCAAGACCTCATGCGTCGAAGAAGGTTCGCTTAATGACTACATTCGCATTCCCTAGCATTACACCAGCGACCAATACGTTTGAGTTGGTAAGTAACACGCGCACATATCAATCGCCTTTGACTAACGCGGTACAGACAGCATCGCGCAAAGGTTCACTTTGGAAGGCATCATTGCAGTTCAATAACCTATCTGGTGATGACCGCAAGGTGATGCAGGCATTTTTGGTGAAGCTAAACGGACAACAACATAGGTTCACTCTGCAAGACCACTCCCACACGCTCAGGGGGGCCGGTGGCGGCACTTTGAGAGTTAACGGGGCAACTCAGTCAGGTACAACTTTAGTCTGTGATGGGGCCACTGCAAGCGTTAATAACTACCTTCGCGCAGGTGATTACATTTCGTTTAATAACGAATTGCACATGGTTGTGGTTGACGCTAACTCAGATGCGTCTGGCAACGTGTCATTATCTATCGCCCCACCCATCAGAAAGACACCAGCCGACGACACGATTGTTGATTATACCGTGCCAGTGGTGGGTGTGTTTATGCTTGCTGGCCCTGCATCATGGAATACGACGATAGACATTCATTCTAGCTTTAACATAGAAGCCGTTGAGGATGTTCTAGCATGAGTCGGGGTTTTCCTACACAAGTTGCTAATGCTCTTTCAGCCGGTCACGTTGTACTAATTACATTCGCAAAGCTAGAGTTCCCATCTGGCACGGTTTACGTTCACAACTCGATTGGTACATATACTTGGGGTGGGCAGGACTGGTTAGGTACTGGTGACTTTGGTGAGATTAGTTCTATTGAAGAAGGGTCGGATGTTAGCCCCTACAAGATTACTCTCACGCTCTCAGGGTTAGATGCCACTATATCTGGCGCAGCCCTGACTGAAGATTACTATATGCATCCCGCCACAATTTACCTTGGCGCATTAGATGCTGATGATGCTTTGATTGCTGACCCGACAGTAGTGTGGGAAGGCGTGATGGATCAAATGGATTTAACCATTGGTGCAAGTGGCGGTGATTCAATACAACTTACGGCTGAGTCTGAGCTTGCGAGGTTTGATAAATCTAGCAACAAAAAATACACCCACTCGCAGCAGCAGAACGACCACGCAGGCGATCTATTCTTTGAATTCATGGCTGACATTGAAGACGCGAAGATTCGCTGGGGTGATCCGAATAGTGACGCTGTTGCCGGTGTTAGAGGTTTGCCGAATATAGCAAATATAGATGTTAATCCCCGCAGATAGTGATGCCTAATGTACAAACAGCATTAAATAAATGGCAGCGCAGGCAGTTCAATTACGGCGACGCTGACTGTTGCCAGTTTGCGGCATTCATAGTAAATGAAATGACCGGCAAGAATTACGCCTCACAGTTTGAGTATGAGAGCGAGGCGCAAGCAGAAGTTTTAGTAGGGCGTGAAGGGGAGTTAGTTGACTTCATAGAGAGCGTATTGGGTGAGCCTTCTGAAGACATAAAAGATGGTGATCCATGCGTTGTTGACTTGCCGATTATCGGGCAGGTTTGCGGTATAAAGTATCAAGGTTCTGTAGTCTGCTTGACTGCGCGGGGAATGAAACAGATTCCTGACCGTTATTTAATTTCAGGTTGGAGCGTTTAGATGCCACCAGTAGTAGCAGCAGCCATTTTATTCGTTGAAACTGTCGGTGCAGCCGCACTCGTTGCTGTTGGGGCCACAAGTTTTGGTGTTGGTGCAGCTATAGCCGCAGGAACGCTTGTGGTAGCCGCTGGTGTATATGCAGCGCAGGCTGCTTTAACTGCTTTATTGCCTGATATGTCTATGCCTCAGGCAGACACGGATAAGACTAGACAGCAAACCGTTAGAGGAACGATTGAGCCACAGAAGGTTGTATATGGGCAGGCTTTAGTATCTGGCCCTATACTGTTTGTGGGAGTCTCCGGCACGGACAATCGCGACTTATATCACGGCATCGCTCTCACAGGGCATGAATGTGAATCTATCACTGATATACATTTCGACAATGAAGTTATCACTAACGCACAGTTCAGCGGTAATTCAGTAGCCAGCGGTACATTCGGGCCTATATCTGGCGACACCATTTGCTCAGTTGAAAAGAAACTAGGCTCAACTACACAAGCCTCTAGCTCACTTTTAACTACAACTTTTACTGATTGGACTAGCGCACATCAGGGCAAAGGCATCAGCTACATTGTCACTAAGTGGACTTTGACTGATGGATCACAAGAACTGTGGGATAGATTAAAGCCGCAAAATATCAAAGCATTAGTTAAGGGCAAGAAAGACATCTACGACCCTAGATTAGATGTTGCTGCCGGTAATGCAGCAGGTGATAACCCGACTAGCGCAACCTATCAGGCATGGTCTGATAACCCCGCCCTCTGCGTTGCCAATTTCCTAATGGATACAAAGTTCGGTCTAGGTGTTGCAGCAAGCAAAATAGATTGGGCTGATGTTGTTACTGCCGCAGACGCTTGCGATGTTTCGGTAGTAGTTCCAAATAGCGGCACACAAAAGCGATTTACAGCTAACGGTGTAATCTTCGCAACTGACAGCTACAGAGCAAGCCTCAACAAACTGCTTTCCTCGATGAATGGCAGTATCTTCTACTCAAACGGCAGCTACCGAATCAAGGCTGGCGTATATGAAGCACCTAGCATTTTATTGGATGAAGACGACTTGGCTGGGTCGATAACAGTTAAGACTTCAGTTGAGAGGGGTGAGCGGTTTAACACTGTTCGACCAATAATCATTGACCCCGCACAGAATCACAAAACGTCTGAGGTGCCACAAGTACAATTGACCTCCGCTGTATCACGGGACAATGGCGAGGTTATTACTAAAGACGCACAGCTATCCTTTACGAATACTAGCTACATGGCGCAGCGGATTGCCCACAAGCAAATCCAGATGTCAGACCAGCAAAAGGTAATCAACTTCCCTGCTAACTTGTCCGCTTTGAATGTCGATATTGGCGATAGGGTGAGCGTTACAGTTGCCGAATTGAATTACAGCGCAAAAGTATTCCGGTGCGTTAACTGGGCCTTTTCAGACTCTCAAGATGGCGCGGTAAACCTCACTTTAGTTGAAGATGATTCTGGCAGTTATGCAGACCCCGCTGCCAATGAATACTCAACCACGACAGCAGACGGCACAATTACTGCTGGTTTCCGTGGTGTGCCTGACCCACAAAACCTGAGCGCAACTGCTGGCCTAAAAAGCATTGAGTTGAACTGGACAAATCCGGTCAACACTAGCAAATTTAAGGAAATAGTAATCTACGCCTCGCCGGATTCTGCTTGGGCCAACAAAGTAGAAATCGGGCGCACAATGGGAACGCAGTTTTTCCATGATGCCAGCAATGGTGCTGACCCTTTAGCTGTTGGCGATCAAAGATACTACTGGGTAAGGGCTGTTGCATACGGCACTGGTACAGGTTCATTTGTCGAGTCAGATAGGAACCCAGACTCAGATACGTCAAACATTCAAGCAACCGTAGGGCCGAACAACCCCGATTATTCAGACATTGTAGATGACACCCCAGCGCAAGCTGCACCGACTAACCTCACGCTTACAGAAACAACTGCGCTAGGCAATGACGGTTCAGTGTTGCCAGCCGTATTAGTCAGATGGACTGCACCAAACCCCAATACCTACGTTTCGTTCTATGAGCTAGAGTTTAAGCGCACAAGTGTGGGTGAGGTTGATTATGGCAACGTAAGCACCTCTTATACCTCAACAATTGACTATGGCTCTGTTGCTGCGGGTACAACCACAGAACTTAACTACGGATCAGTAAGTGAAGCCGTTGTCGGTGGTGATGCAGTGTTCTCAAACATTGCTGTATATGGCACCAATACAACTATTGCCGGTTTAGTCGAACTGCAAGAATATACCTTTAGAGTCAAAGCGGTCACGCTTACAGGCAAGACTTCTGGCACCATATCAAACACACTGACTTTGCAGGGCGATAACACCCCTCCCTCGTTACCGTCTACGGTTACAGCTACAGGCGGCATTCAGCAAATTACATTGAACTGGGAAAACCCAAGTGACAGTGACTTTGCCTATGTGGAAATATTCGAAAACACTGTAGACAACCAAGCAAGCTCTAGTCTAGTTGTACAAACGCCTAGTGATAACCACACAATAGCTGGGCTAGGTAATTCTGTTACTAGGTACTACTGGTTACGTTGTGTTGATAGGTCAGGCAACACTTCTAGTTTCACTGCTAGTTTTAACGCCACAACGCAAAAGATTGTGCTAGATGATTTCGATCAGAATGTTATTGATCAATTTGAAGCGGGTGATGCTTTCGGTATTGCGCCGGTAACTTCAATTCCAGCTTTAGGTACTGGCGATCACGTTGGGCAAATCAAGTACTTAACGACTACCAGTACGCTTTATGTATGGACTGGCTCAGCGTGGACTACAGACCTTTTCACTGCGTCATCTGTTAGTGCGGGTTCTGTCACAGCCGCATCATTTGCTGCTGGCGTTGAGCCTATTTCAGCCGTTACAACGCTGCCATCACCGGTTGGCTACACTGGCCCCAAGACTGTTTTCCAAACGTCAGATGCCAAACTCTACCGCTATGATTCGACGGTGCCAGAATTCACTACGTTAGTTAAGACCACCGACCTAAGCGGCACGTTAGGCGATAACTTATTCAGTGACACATTAAGACCGGTTGAGCGGGTAACCACACTCCCTACAACTAACCTAGAAACTGGTCGAGTCGTAATGCTGACGACTGACAGCAAGCTGTACAGATACAACGGCACAAGCTGGACTTCCTCAATTGCTGCGGCTGACCTTTCTGATCAAGTAAACCTAGCAACGCAGGTGTTCGGGCAGGTTCAAGCGGCAAGCATAACAACCGGACAGATAACCAGTTCATCAATTCAAACCGGTGCGGTAGTCGCTGATAAAATATCAAGCGGGGCGATCAGCGCAGTTAAACTGGCGGCTGACTCTGTAACAGCGAATGCAATAGCAGCTAATGCGGTGACTGCATCAGAAATATTAGCGAACACGATTACTACAAGTGAACTTAACACCTCGCAGATTTTTGCTGATTCTGCGGTTATTGGTGCTATCCAAGCCTCGTCAATAACAACAAGTGCTGTAGTTGCTGCTATCGGTACATTTGAATTCATCCAGTCGCAGAACATTCAATCGAATGCAATTACTGGCGGTAAGATAGCTGCATCAACCATTACAGCCAACAAGCTTGCTGTTACAAATCTGGCATCTATTACCGCCAACTTGGGTACTGTCACTGCGGGTACAATCAACGCCTCTCAGGTTTCAATTACCAACCTCAATGCCGATAACATTTCGACGGGAACGCTGAGCGCGAATCAATTAAGCATTGATAACGTGACAATGGACACTGACGCGCAAGGCAACCTAATTATTAAGAGTGCAGGGGTAAACACTACCCAGATAGCCTCTCACGCTGTTAGTTTGACGGCCAACGCTTACACCTCTGGCGGAATCACAACCTCATCAGGCAGTACAGCGGTTCAGTCTGTTAGTTACACATCAACAGGCGCAGAAGCCTATGTAATGGTCAACCTTGGCTTTGTCGCTGGTGGCGTAGGTGGCACATACACAATCGCCTTTGATGTTTTTGATGGCTCAACATTGATTCACCAAATACCCTCGCGCACCTATGCAAACGGTTTGACCGGTCAGATTGGATTCTCGTTCACTTACACGCCAAGCGCGGGAAGCAGAACCATAAGCGTTAATGTAAAGACTGGCGCATTCACCGCGTTTAATCGTGGCATAACAATTATTGAGTTGAAGCGATGAAGAATTACATTGTCTATAATAATGCAGGCAAGATACTACGCACGGGTAGTTGTCCAGAGTCAGACTTTGACATTCAAGCGGGAGAGGGTGAGCAAGTCCTAGAGGGTCAGGCCAATGACTCAACGCAAGAAATAGTAGATGGCGCAGTTGCAAATATCCAAGGCCCAATCTATGAGTCTGCGGAATCACTAAGAATACAGCGCGACCAAAAGTTAACTGGCACGGATTGGTCACAAGTAGCTGATTCGGCCCTTTCAGATGAAGACAAGCAGGCATATCGCGACTATAGGCAAGCACTGCGAAATATAACAAACCACGCAAACTGGCCCAACTTGACCGACCAAGATTGGCCCACACTGGAGATTTAGATGGCTACTCAACTACAAAGCAGAAGAGGCACAACTGCCCAGATGAATGCCTTTACAGGGGCAGAGGGCGAGATAGCTGTTAACACTTCGACTGACACCCTACACGTTCACGATGGGTCTACTGCTGGCGGTCACGCATTAGCCAAAGCTGATGGGTCAAACATCGCAACTTATGCTGGGTCGTTCACTACCATTGCAGCAAGCGGAACTATAACCGGCAACGTCACTGGTAATCTGACTGGTAACGTAACTGGCAATGTGACTGGTAACGTGACTGGCAATATAACCGGCTCTGTACTTACTGCCGCACAAACCAACATTACAAGCGTGGGTACTCTAAGTGCTCTTACAGTGAGTGGCGCATTGACAGTGGACACAGATACTTTAGTTGTTGATGCAACTAATAATCGCGTGGGTATTGGTACTAGCAGTCCAAATGCTGCTGCCGATTTACACGTTGCTGATACCTCTGACACCCGTATATGGTTAGAGGCGACCAGCGGTGACACGATGGAGCTTTACGCAGGGACAAATGTTTCTGTGTTCAATAGAAGCAACAACGCTTTGACGTTCGGTACTAACAACACAGAACGCATGCGCATAGATGCCAGCGGGCGGGTGGGTATTGGCGGCACTTCCGCGACTGCGCGTCTTGAAGTTACAGGAGCTTTTGGATACGCCAGTGGTGCTAATAGCTTGGCAACTACAGTCAGCAAAGCAGCCGCAAGAATCAGAGGCTCTAGCGATGCTTCAACGTCCTTGTTTTTTGGTTCACTCACGAATGACGCAGAGCAGTACATCCAATCGTCAAACGGCGCTGGCAGCGCGGCTGATGACTTGGTGTTAAATCCTTACGGCGGCAGCGTGGGTATTGGTACTAGTAGTCCAACAGCTACTTTAGATATTCGTAGGTCAGACGCCAGTGGAATTATTGCAGAGTTTCATAACAATGTGGGTTATGGAATAGATATAGGAACTAGCACTGCTGAGGCCTATATTTCTAGCGGCTATCAGCAAGACTTTTTATTCAAAACCAACGCTGGGTCAGGTCAAGTTGAACGCATGCGCATAGACTCCAGCGGCAAAGTGGGTATTGGAATTAGTGCCCCAACAGAAATGCTTGAAATTTTTAATGCTTCTAGCCCCGCAATTCAACTCAATGACGGTGGAGATTATAAGTCTATTTTTAGACTCGCAGGTAATGATTTAGAAATTAGAGGTTCAAGCGGATCAATGGAGTTTTACACTGGATCGGCAGATGGGGATTCATCGTCAGAACGCATGCGCATAGATGCCAGCGGCAACCTGTTGGTGGGTAAGACCAGTACAGCCTTTGGAACAGCAGGTCTAAGGTTCGCGCCAACTGGAGCCATTGACGCAACAGTTTCTGGCGATGGTTCTTTATTTTTGAATCGCTTAGGTAGCGATGGACCCATTCAGTACTTTTACAAAGACGGCACAAACGTAGGTAGTATTAGTGCTACTGGTGGCAATATAAATATAAACTCGGCTGCTAATGGAATCCTATCTACAGTAGGGACGCGAAGATTGAACTGGGATGCTGGCCAACTTTATCCGCAGGTAGATAACACTTATAACTTGGGGCATGGCTCATACCGCTACGATGACATATTTGCCACCAACGGCACGATTCAGACATCTGACCGTAATGAAAAGCAGGACATTGAAGCACTGTCTGATGCAGAGCAGCGTGTTGCTGTAGCAGCTAAAGGCTTACTGCGTAAGTTCAGATGGATTAGCAGCGTAGAAGAAAACGCTGATGATGCTCGTATTCACTTTGGAATCATTGCACAAGACCTACAAGACGCATTCACCGCTGAAGGCTTAGACGCTGGACGCTACGCAATGTTCATATCAAGCACATGGACTGATGAAGATGGTAACGAGCAGACACGCTTAGGTGTGCGCTACTCAGAACTTCTAGCCTTCATAATCGCAGCAATTTAAGGAGAATAACTAATGACCGCTACATTCAACTGGACTATTTCAGCGTGCGACAGAGAACTATCTGACGGTGGTATCACTACAGCACACTGGCGCGTTAACGCAGAACAAACTGTAGGCACTGGCGATGATGCTGTGACCTATACAGCCTCTAGCTATGGCTCCTGTGGCTTCACTCCAGATCCTTCAGCAAGCGACTGGACAGCCTACGACAGCGTTACAGAAGCAGAAGTACTAGGCTGGTGTTGGGCTAATGGTGTAGATCAAACAGAAATTGAAGCATCTCTACAGGCAAACATTGACCTACAGATCACACCCACTAATGGCACTGGAGTACCTTGGTAGTGAATTACATACTAGATTTCTTCAACATCGCCACTGCATTGATCGCTTTAGCATCTGCTATTGCAGCCGTCACTGAGACTAAGACAGATGACAACTGGGTGGGCAAAGGGCAAAAGCTGCTAGACCTAGTTGCACTGAATATTGGTAAGGCCAAAGACTCATGACACCTACAGAAAAAGCCATTGCTAAAATCGAGCAGCACGAAGAAACCTGCGGCATACGATATAAGTCTATAGATGATAGATTAAACGCGGGAGAGAAGCGTTTTGACCGATTAGAATCGATGATTTGGGGGGTGTATGCAGTCGTCATGATTGCTGTTGCCCTCCCTCAATTCTTGCAAGGCTAATGATCGCTGAAATCTCCGCTATTGTTGCTGGGGTCAATATGGCTTCCAATGCGCTAAAGCAGGCTGCGGGTAGTTGTGATGATTTGAGCACTATCGGCAATTTCCTGACTAAATTGGGCGGGGCAGAGGTCGAGTTAGCGAGGGCGCAGAATCAAGGCGGTTTGAATGAAGCTGACGCTGTTAAAGCTGCGCTTGCTAGAAAGCAGATTGCGGAAACCATGCAGGAAGTGAAAGATTTATTCGTCATGTCTGGTAACGGGCATTTGTACCAGCAGTGTATGCAGGAAATGGCGAATGCTCGAAAGGCCAAGCAAGAAGAACTAGCCCGCAAGGTTAAAGAGAAAAAGCAATTCATGCAGCAAATGCGGCAACTTGGATTGATAGTTGTGGTGGTTATTTTGTTGGTGCCTGCCGCACTAGGCGCGTTGCTTGCGTGGTTAACCAACAGGTGATTATGGCCTTCCTTTTGGTGGTTGTTTTGGAAGGCAACACTATGCCAGAAGAGTTTTTGTTTCGTGATGCAAACCGTTGCAGGCACTTTGAGGCCATACTCGAGAAACGCCAGAAAGGTTTAACCGCTTACTGCTTGCCCAAGTGGGTGAGTGATAAATCTAAATTCAACGACTGAGGGCAATATGTACCAGTACCACTACCAAAGACCCACCCCCCACCTGTTATTCGACATTGCTCAGGGCAAGATGTACGACAGCGAGGCGGTGAATATATTTGGGTTCAATCGAGCAGTCGGTAATTCGTTTGAGACTGTTTGGAATGATGGCGACACCTACGCTTTCCCGTCCGCTGCTTTGACCATGACAATCGTGAGCAGTAGCACAAGCGACACAATGGACGTTCTAGTAGTTGGCTTAGATGCCAGTTACAACGAAGTTCGGCAGACTGTCACGCTTACTGGTACTGGTGCCGTTACAATTCCTACCGCGCTCTACCGCATCAACTCAGCAATCATTTTGGCTGGGTCTAATGTTGGAAATATCACCATAGCTAGTGGGGGTGTGACTTACGCATTCATCGAAGCAGAGTTAGGCACCACGCAGGCTTGCATCTACACTGTACCCGCAGGATATGACCTTTACCTTTTCAGAATCACCGCTAACTCAGCAACGGCTACCGGCTCACAATATCTTATGATAAGGAACGCTTTGCGAACTTCTACCGGCAGATGGTTGAAAGTAGCAGAGGCGACATTCTCACAAAGTCAGGTAAACTATGACCGGCAGGTGCCGTTCAAGATAGCAGAAAAGACTGACTTTCAGTTTGAGGCTAAATCTAGTGCCAGCACAAACGAAGTTGGAATATTTGTTGAAGCGGTATTGGTAAAACAGGGATAACTAAGGGAATCAAATGATTACAATCGACGATGTAGAGTATTCAGAAGAAGAAATGACGAATGAAGCGAAGATCAGAGCGCAGCGCATTTCTCAATTGAGAGAGGAGCACATCAACTTAGTGCTCAGACAGCAAGAGGTAGAGCAAGCTATTACATTCCACGCTGGCTGCATCAAGAAAGAAATGGAGCCAGACGAGGAGTGATGTTTCACGTGAAACTCAAGTAAGTGTTGCGGGGTGGGGCCAACTCGTTCGACCCAGCAGCTTATGTATTTCCTGACGCTCCACACCCATATGAATGGCTATCTCAGTCACGCCATTGCCAGACCTTTGTAGCTGGTAGATTTCATGTTTTTTCTTGATGGGAAAATTAGGGTGTTGCACCGCTAAAAGCCTATCGTGAATGTAAGTTTCACGCAGACTAGACTGCGCCTTAATTGCTTCTAAGAATTTAGTCATTAGTTCCCTCGTTCCATACATTGGTAGCACCAGATCATTTGCTTCTCACTTACTGGAAAGCTACTGGTTTCTTTTGGCCCCGCAGATCCCCGCTTGTGGCATCTGGGGCATTGAATAATTATCTTGCCTGCTACTGTGCAGTATTCTAGCTGAGTCGGTCTATTGCCCGTTCTAGCCATCCATTCTTCTACTGTTTCTTTCACCCCTGCGCCCGTATAACTCTTAGTCCGATTGTTGAATATGCGCCGGTCAAGTGGTGGTCTGCTAACCCACTGTTGATAACGTCATCGACAATACGCTCATGCCAATCCTGCACGCCGTCTGGACGTTTTACTTCCACGTTGTTGTATTGTATTCCGATTAGATGCTCGAACAACCTGCAGGCGATCTCTTCATTCTGGGCCGTGTCACGGACAACGCTACCAACTTCAGTTTTACTATTGCTTAGAAAGTTTAGCTTCGACCTGATTTGCTTGGGTGATGGAAAGTTGTCGATTTCCTCAGTGAGTTGGCCTAATGCCTCTCTCATGGTCTGCGCGTTTTCTTTGCCGAATGCTTCAAAGTGAACCTTGCCCAGTTCGGGCCAGTCTCGTTTCTTGAAGGGGTGGAGTGCAAACCACTGTGAATACAGTTGGGTAAATTCTTCTTTTTCCATTAAACGTCTTTTCCTCTAAGTATTCGGGCCTCAGCTTTTGCACCGCCTTCGCTCTGCTGCCTAGCCTCTATGAATCTGCCGGTGATTGTTCTCACGCCCCAGACATTGGGTTTTTGAGAGAATCTCAGATAACCAAAACTGTACTT